TTACTCGGATGTAATTGACTTCATTTGAGTTTTCAGATTCTGCGCCATCGCTGAGTTTTTAGAAAACAAAGACGCATTGTTCGGGGGCGGGGTAGCTCCATGAGTATGAGAAGCCAGTTGGTCGTTCATTTCTTGGAGTAAGGCGAGTACCTCGCAAAATACAGTGAGGACATTAATCGAATTCGATCCTAACCATGTTTTTGGGGCCTCCAAACGCTGACTGATACTGGTAATGCTTGTTCGCAGTCCTTCAATCCGCTCATGCATATCGCCACCCACCGTGGCGTTGTGCTTCTGACCCACCACCAGATTCAGATCTCGACCGGTCGCCTGGTGCAGATCGTTCACCGCCGCCAGGCTCGCGGATCCGCCCGACATCAGCTTGAGCGCGCCCAGCGCCTCGATCTTTTTCACACCACCCACATTCTCGGTCGAGTGGTCATCAATCGTCTGCGTGTGGCTCTGGAACTGCTCGCGGTTGTCCAGGGCTTCGACTTCGCGCTCGATCGCCTGATCACGGATCTTGCCATCGGTCTGGCGTAGCCAGTTGCCGTCGGAATCGACGCGCTGTTGGGCGGCCTCGCTGTGCTGCCACACCTGATCACCCTTCGGCACCTTGGGCATGCTCAGGCCGTGCGGCAGGATCGATTGGATGTAGGGTTTGTTCGGCAGGCCGTAGGCAAAGCACACCACGACCCGCGTGCCCTCCTCCGGAAAGGCGTAAATGCCCATTTCCTCGCCACCGGTGGGCAACGGCAAAGGAACGCCATTGAGCGGCGGCATGGTCGGATCTGGCTCGTCATCCGGACCAAGTACGACAATGTCGACGGCGTAGCGCGGACGGAAGTCGTCGCACAGTCCGGCATCCGCCGGCGCATCAGCCACGGCGGTAACCCGGGCAAAACGCGGCAGGTGGTAACCCCCGGTGAGTTCGGGGAATTGGCGCTCTACAGCGCGGCGGATTGCGTCTTCCATCGGATAGCCATCTGGTCATTGGCAAGCGACACCGTGGTGATGCGCTCGCCGTTATTGATTGTTGCACCTGGGCGCAACCCGGGAAGGGCCGCGACCATCGCGCTCTGGTTGCCCTGGTAGCCGTCGAACAGCTCCGTGGGGATTTGCAGCGGCGCACGTGCGCCAAAAAAACTGTCGGCCCAACTGCCGGCGAACACTTCACCGTTGCCCAGCTGGTGCCAGGTGAAGTCGGGAATGCTGAACACTCGGGCCAGACTGTCCATCGCCTGATATCCGGCGGCGAGGCTGTAGAAATACGGCGCCTTCACGCTGGCATAAGGCCGATCGGGAACCCGAAAGCGCAGCCCGGTCTGGTTGCTGACCTCGGCCAGCACGGCCCGCAGATCCACATGACGCAGGTTCAACGGCAGGGGGTTGGCCAGCACGGCGGCCAGCTCACGGCAGAACAGCACCTGTTCGACCGCGTTGGCGGCCGTGCAACGCTCGATGTAGCCGATGAAGTGCCGTTGCAGCGTGCCCTCGTTGTAGCCGATATCCAGCGTCACCAGCCCCTTCAGCGGCACAGGGGATTGAACTGTGAAGTTCGCCCGGCCAGGGCTGGTAGCGTCCAACCTGACGTCTTCCTTGATCAGCCGGATCGGCGCGCCATTGATGGCCAATACCTTGTGCAGCTTCACGTCTGCTCACTCCCAAGCCACTTATCCACACGGCCCAGCACTTTTTCAAAGCCGCTCAGCGCGGGGTTGTCATTGGTTGCGTCACCGGCACCGCCTTCGCCGACCGTGCTGCCCGGGGCGCCTTGGGCGTTGACCTTGTTGCCGGCGCGCCGGCCTTCGACTTTCTCCGGGTTCGATTCGCGCTCGCTCAGAGTGAACTGCACCAGCCAGGCTTTCAGGGTGTCCGCCTCCCGCGCACTGACGCCGTCGGAGAACTCCACCTGGCGTACGCCGAAAGCCTCGGCCGTGTCGTTCACGATCCGGTACAGATGCAATTGACCGCCGTCGGCGGTGGATTCCGCCATGCGCATCAGATCCGTCAGCTGGGTTATATCCACAAAGGGAATCATCAGTGAGACGGCCAACGTCTTGGGCTTGAAGCCTTTGTGCGCCTTGTCGGTGTTGCTGGTCTGGCCGGACATATCGCCGCTTTCGATTCGCAGGTTGGCCGTGACCTTGAGGTTCTTGCCTTGGACTTTTTGCCCGTCGAGTAGCAGCGTCATAGGCCTACCAACTCCTGCACAAAGCTCAGTCCCTCTTTGCTGCCGACCAACAAAACCCCGGCGCATTGAATCCATTCGTGGCCCGGGGCGTCACCGGCCAACAGTTCGCGGCGCAATTCGCCAGCGGTGCCCGGGCCGATCATCCGCGCGCGCATGCTGACGTCAGGGTTTCCCCCAGCCAGTAACTCTTTCAGGTCAGCCAGTTGCTTATCCCGTCCCTGCTGCTGGGCACTCTTGCGCGCTGCCAGCGCTGCAAGATCGGCCAACGGCGAGCTGTCGGCCGCGTAGCCCTCCAGCACCGCCAGTTGGCCGGCCATGGACTGTTTGGCAGCTTTGACCACTGTGCAACGTTCCAGCGGCAAACCCTGCCAGCGCGGCAGCGGCCCGGCGCCGGGGATCTCCCACTTTTCGCTTTCAAGCTTCAGCAGGTGTTGCGCCCGGCGCTCGGTGCGCACCAAGTCAGGAATCGGCAGCAGTGCATTGAATCGTGCCAAGCCGCTGGCCAACTGTTCCAGGCGCGTGCCCAGGAACAGGATCGACAACGCGTATTGCGGCCCGGTAGGGCGCCCGCTGTCGCTGGCGTCTTCCAGTTTCTTGGCGAGATGTTCCAGCGCATTGGGCGCTGACAGAAAGCGCTGATAGCCCGCACCCTGGCCAACGCCGCTTTGAAACGGTGTCACAACCAGACACGCCGGCACCTGGCCCAACTGCTCGGCTAGCGCTGCGCGTCCGGCCTTGATCGCGCCTTTTGCGGCATCACCGACCGGCCCCGGGTTGGTATTGGCCAACCCGCCAAGCCCGGCCAGACGCTGAGCCGTGTTGGCCAGCTCCCCGCCGGCCAGATCCTTGGCCGCTGACAGCTCGCCCATCCATTGCGTGGCCTGCTCTGGCCAGCGCATCGTCACCGGTGCCCAGCTCATGCCGGCGGCGTCCAGGTGATGGCTTTCATTGCTTTGAGGTTTTTGTCTTTCTGCGCCTTTGCCACAGCCTGACGCAAGGTTTCGGCGTGCTGCTGCGCCGCTTGCCGGAAACGCACCAGGTCAAGGCTGACTTTCTGCAACTGGGCGATGGTATGCGGCCGGAATGCCAGCACCTGGTCGGCGTCATAACACGGGTAAACGTCATCCATGCCCAGCAGCACCTGGCCGTTTAAATTCACCTGGTCGTCGATCGCGCTGCTGTAGTGGTATGGCTCACCCAACGCGCTGGAACTGAACCCGCCGGCAATGTAGGCCGTGCAGCCGGCAGCGATCACCTGCAGTTTCTTGTCACGCAGAGCAGCCAGCACGGCTTCAATGTCGTCGATCCATTGGCCATCCTTCCAGATCTGGTTCGGCCCTGGCTTTTGCATGGTGTAGCCGGACGGCACGGGTTCGAAGCCTTTCAGCGTCAGTGGTTCTCCGGTCTCGGTGCTGTACACCATGACGCCGCCGAGGTAATCCACAAGCTGCCAGGCTTTGCCGTTCCACCACGCGGCTTTGTGTTCTGGAACCGCTGGTGGTGCGATCTCCACGCAGCCACCGGGGATCAGATACACGCCCTCTTCCAGCGGCGATTCCTCAGCTTTCACGGCACCAATAAAGATGCCGAGATAGTCGGTCTGATAAACGATTTTGTCCGTCATGCTCGATCTCAATACTTGATGCAGAAAAGAAGGGCCAAGTTTTTCGGCCGGGTTTCGGTACCGCCGGCGGCGGCGACTGTCACGCCGTGGGTGTGCGCACCGCCGCCACTGACGCCAACGTTGTGCGCGTGCTGGCCAGCGGCGCCGATGCCGACGTTGTGTGCGTGGTTACCCTGGTAGTCGGTGCGCATCGGCCGACCGTCGGCATTCTTCCCGCCGCCGATCTCAAGTTCAGTCCAGACGCTGCCGCCTGCCGGGTAACCCACATTGACGCCTGCACCGTTGTCGACCGTTCGGAACCCGTGGTCGTGATTGCCTTGCGCGTCAGTCCAGGCACTGTGGACGTGGTTGCCCTGCGCGTCTGTCCAGGCAGTGTGCAAGTGATCGCCAACGGCAGCGGCCGAGGCCGAGTGAGCGTGAGAATGCAGCGCCATGTCCTGGAACGACCCGAAACCCCGACCAGGATCCACACCGCGCCCATCGTCCCAACCTCGCGGAAACAGACCGCGCATGTCAGGCAAATTGAAAGTGGTTGAACCGTCGCCGGCCCCGTAGTGCGTGCCAAGCCAAGCGAAAAGTTGCGCGTACGTAGTGCGGGAAACCGCCGCCCCGTTGCACTTCAGCCAACCCGCCGGCGCCCAGGACATGGAGAACGCTGCCACCATGCCGGTCAACGAATCGCCGACTTGCTTCTGCAGTTTGTTCAACGCGGCGGTCGTCGCCAGTATTTCGCTGCTATTGGTGTTGGGGTCGTCGCTCTTGGCGTTGGGCAGGTTGCCCAGGTCTACGTCTTCTTTCGTGGTGCCACGGGCGCGCAGGTTCGCGTAATCACCATCACGCGCCGCGAAGTGTTGAACGAGTGGTCCGGCGATTGGCTCAGGCTGGCGCGCGTCCCAAAAAGCCGTTGGCGATGTGTAAAAGGCGATCGGCACGCAGTAATGGCGCACGCCGGCCGAATCGGTGTAATCGGACTTTTCTCCGTAGACAACTTTCCACGTCGCCACCCGGTCGTTCAGTTGCCGCTCCAGACAGACGTCGAGGGTAATTGTCCCGGCGGGAATGACACCGGTGAACGGCCATGGGGTTGTCATCGATACCCGAATGCCTTCGATGTAGGCAGTACCCGCGCCCAACTGAAACCCGTTTTCGCTCTTGCCGAATGCCAGCGAATTACCAAAAAAACAGGCGCGGCCGTACATCTCGCGATTGCTCAGACGCTCACGCTCATCGATGCCGGCAAGGCGCACGGTAAAGTCATGCTGCCAGGTGCTGGCGTCAATCGTGATGCCGGTCAGTTGCATGGCGCCGTCATAGGCCACCAGAAAGTTTCGGGTAACGTTGTTGCCGATCTGCTGCGGCGGGATGTTCCTGCGCTTCTGTTGCAGCGGTACGTAGGACACGGCGAACAGCAGGCCGTCCGCGTCCTCAAGGCCGACCCAGTTAAAGTCCCAGTCGCCGATATCCGAACCCAACTGAGCGCTGTACACGACCTGGTTGGGATTCACGAAGCCGGCGTTTTCTTTGGGGATGTCGTAGACGTGGACAATCTGCGCCGCAGGCGGTTTGCCGGCAGCGCGGTCGACCGGGGTTTCAGGGTTCAGGTCGGGCACGTTGGCGAAGATGAACCGCGTGATGGTCAGCGGCTTTTGTTGACCTTGTTTAAGGGCGATTTGGCTTTCGCCGGCCAAAGTAATACTGGCGCTCACGGTGCGCTCCTACAGGCTGGCAACCAGCGTTTGCTGGTCGTCGTTGAAGTCGATCAGGGCGATTTGCAGCCCCACGGGGGTGATGGTCACGAAGTCATAACGGCGACAGGTGCGGCCGTATTGCTGGATCAGCACGCGCAACAGCTCAGGGTTCAGCGACAACTGGGCGTTGCTGAATTTCAGCAGTACGACGTCCCAATCCCGATCGGGCTGGCGCTCCTCGATCTCGACGTAACCCACGCCAAGACGCATAAAAATGCGCTTCAAGCCGGCGGTGCTTCCGGCGTCGACGGAGTTGATAAAGGCGTATTTCACACGCAGGCGGAACAGGGATTCCGGTTCACCTTGAAAGCGCGTCACGTCGCGCTGCCAGGCCCACAGTTCAAGAATGCTCATGTGGCAGGTATCGGGATTGATCTGCGAATAGGGCCAGCGCAGCCAACCGGTGACGGTTTCCCACCACGCCTGTGCAGCACTGACCAGCTTTGAAAGCTCAGTGCCTTCAAGCCAGAACGGCAATTTGATCTTGATCACTGAATCACCACCGTCAGGTTCTCCAGGCGGGGAATGGACAGACCATTCACCGCATCCACCATCGGCGTGATTTTCACGGCTTCAATGTTTGGGAATTGTTCGTGCAGCTCGGTGCAGAGGCGGCTTTTGCTGAATCGCGCTTGCGGATAGGTCAGCGTGGGCTGGTAGTCGCGGGGGGTGCTTTCGCGAAAGGCCGCACGCACAAAGAATTCCACCTCCTGCTTCAGTGTGGCTTTCTGCTCTGGCGTCTGATTCGGGAACGGCCAGACGTTCACGACCATGCTGGAGAGAGTTTCCGGCATGACCATGGCCAGCAGATCATCACCGTGGCCGTGGTTACCCTGGTCGCGGATATGCGCGTTGATCTTTTCCAGGTAACTGGCCGCCGGCACACCCGCGTCAAACAGCACATAGGCGTTTGCACTGCCCGGCCCACGCGGTGCGCCGTGTTCAAAATAGACGCCGTCCGGACGTACGCCCGGGAAGGCCGAGATCATGGCGCGATACACCGCGTCGGTGTGCCACTGGTTCACCGCCGAGAACTGATTGCGCACACGCAAACGCAGCTGGTCGTTCGGTTCCGGATCCGCACCTGGTGATTCCAGCCAACCGTCCTTGTTCACCACCTGGACAATGCCGGGGATGGGCACCGGCAAGATCGCGTAGTAACCCGGGGCGAGGTTGAAGCCACTGCCGGACTCGATCGCCTCCACCGGCACTTCCAGCTGCAGCTGGCCTGCTGCGAATGTCGCCGGCGCCGTGGTGATCAGTTTGTAGACGTTGCCGTTGATGGCCGCTGACTGCACCACAATGCCTTTTTCCAGCTCCAGCACGCCGTCCGGCACGGCCCGGGTAAACAGCAATTTGCCTTGGGCTTTGGTCGCGCCTTTACGCTCGACGTTGACCGCCCAAGCGAGCATGTCCAGCCAGGCGTCCACCGCCGTTTTCACAAAGAAGTTCGGCAGCACTGACAGACACAGAAAGTCCAGCAGCCACAACACCGGTTTGGTCACCAGCGCAGTCATCACCCGCCAGAACGGCGAATAACTGCTGGTGTTGGCCACCTTCGCGCCTTGGGCTTCAACCTCCTTTTCCCACGCGGCCTTCAAACCGGCCTCGGTGGTCGGGATGCCGGCGTCGGCGATCACCTTCTTAAAATCGACCTGGCTCACAGACTTACCTCAATCGAACCGAATTTCAGGGTTTTCGCAGTGACCAGGTACACGCCCGGTTCCTGCTGGGTGATGCGTGCCGTACCGGGCACCAGGCGCTGATCGTTCTCGACCAGCAATTCCAGTTGCTGGATGCAGTCGCGCTGCCGCAGCCGATCGCGCTCAGCGACCAGCGTCACCAATAACCCGCTGTCGCGGATCATGTGAGCGATGTCCTGGGCGATGCAGGCGCGGTCATCGATGAGCAAAGGTTGATGCGACGGATCCAGTGCCAGGTCGTTGTCGACGATCAACAGGTCTATGTATTCGCTCATCCGCCGACCGCCATGGCGACCATGTTTTCCATCTCCAACGGGGTCATCGCCTTGCCCGTGTGAATGTTCACGTTTTCCACATGCGTGCCCTTGCTCTGGCTGCTGTTGTTGTTCTGGATGCTGGTCAGCAAGCCACCGGGCGGCACCGCTGAAGGGCGCGCCGGCGAAAGGCTGGGGATTGCCGCGTTGATGGTCTGCTGGGCTTTCTGCGCGGCGTTGGCGGTATCAGCGGCATTGGTCGCGGCGTCGACGCCAGGCACTTCAGGCATGCCGCCGAAACGCGCTTCGATGTTCACGCCCGGGATGCTGTTCAGCAGCTCGATCACGCCGTTTACGGCCTTGGTGAAAATGCCGACGATGCTGTCCCATGCGGCTTTGGCCATGCCTGACCAGCCACCCATGGAGTTAAACCAGTCGGACAGTTTCTGGAGCTTGTCGGCGACGAACTGGAACGCGGCCGTGTTCATCAGGGCAGACGTCCATTCGTCCCAGTAGTGAACCGCCGCGACAATGACGGCCACCAGGGCGAGAACACCGACCACAACCCAAACCATCGGATTGGCCAACAGTGCCGCGTTGACCAGCCAGATCGCGCCCTGCCACAGCAGCATGGCGCCACGCACCAGGGCAAGGCCGGCGCTGAGCGTGTAGATCACGGCCATGTAAGCCAGAATCGCCAGTTTCTGCAGGACGAAGCCGGCGACCGTGCGCAGGTTGAGCAGTTGGACAACCTTCCACACCGACACCAGACCCAGCCAGGTCATTCGTGCAACGCCGACCACGACGGTCAACAACGACATGGCGCCGACGATCGCCATGATGGTCAGTGCGGTGATGCCGATCACCCGGGTGATGTTGGGAAACAGCTGCGACCAACGCACCAGGGTCTTGCCGATGTCGACCATCTTGTTCATGAACGGCGTCAGTACCGGGATCAGCACCTGGCCAAACACCACACGCATGACCTCGACCAGGGATGCCCACTGTTGCCATGGATCGACCATGGCCCTGGCCATCTGCTCGGCGTTTTCGAGACCGCGCACCTTGCCCAACTGCTCGATGCCGTTGCGCAGCCGATCGGTGTCCTTGGCCAGCGCACCGATTATCTGGGCGCCTTCACCGCCGAAGGCTTCGACCAGTTTGGCCCCGGCCGACGCTGTGGTCAGATCACCGAACTTGCCCTGCAGCTTGTCCAGGATGGTCATCATCGGCAGGACTTTGCCTTGCTGATCGGTGAACTGCATGCCGAGCTTTTCAGAGGCGGCGCCGATGTTTTCGAAAAACGCTTTGTAGCGCCCGCCAGCGTCGCCGCCTTCCATGGTGCTGCTCAGCGTGCCGATCACCGCCATCTGTTCGGCGAGATCGACGCCCGATGTGGTGGCGATCGCACCGGCTTCCTTGAAGGCGTCTTTCATCGCGGCGCCGCTCGTGCGAAACAGCTGCACGGCCAGCGCGGTTTGCCCGCCGAGCTTTTCCACCCACGCGCCCTTCCCCATCGCGTCCGCTTGGGACTTCTGCAGGTTGTAGAGCGTGCCGACGTATTCACCCATGGTTTCGGCGTCGGACTTGGTGGCCTTTGCCAGCAAGTTGCTGGTGTTGGTGAACGTGGCGAGCTGGTTGCCGGCAAGTCCCTTGATGGCGCCCTCGATCAGATACGCCGAGGCCACAAAATCCTTGGCGTTCTCACCATAGCTCACGGCGAATTGCAGCGACTTGGCATTGAGCGCAGACAACGCATCCTCGGCCACGCCCAGCGATCGGACGTCGCCCAGAGCGCGATTGACCTCCAGCGCCGGTTCCATGGACTCACGAATCCCGACCACAGCCGCCGTCACGCCAGCCATGCCCAGGCCGATCGTCTTGATGTGCTGTTCGCTCTGATCCGCAAGCTCGGAAAAACCCATTTTCACCTTGCCCAAGGGCGCGGTGACCTTGTCGGTCAGGCTCAAGATGAAAGCCAGGCTGGCGCTACGGTCTGCCAATGTCGTTACCCGTTCAGCGCAAGAGCGATGCCGTTAGCCACGGCAAACTCCATGCGTTTCCAGTATTCGTCCTCCAGCCACTTGGCCGTCCCCATCGCCTCGGGCGTGGGTTCGGCACCAGGTAGCCAGCGGCTCGTCAGGGCCATGAGCTGGCCCAAGCCGTTTTCGCTTAAGCGCTCAGCGTGCTCGTGCGCTTTTTTACGATCACCTCGACGTTCGGCGCGTACTCCTCAAGCAGCGCGCCGGCGAGCTGCATCACCATCACGGGATTGCCCAGCAACGGTTTCAGCGTGGCCTTTTCCTCTTGCTTGACGGTGGTCATCAGCAGGTTGTTGCCCGGGGCGACCTTGTTGGTCTGGGTCAGGGCATTGAAGTATTTGGTCACGTCAGCCGGGGTCAGGCTGAACGTGAATTCCGCTTCGCCGACTTCCAGGGTGATTTCGGTGTTGTTCTGTTGGCTCATGGTGTTGGTCTCTTGTTGAGGTTGGAAAAAGTGGTGTCCTGGTGTGCCTGCGATCGCAGGCACACGCCACGGACGTATTGCTGCAGTCCGAGGATCATTTGCCGGCTTAAGGCGAGCTGATCTCGGAGGGTGAAATAATCCGGTCTAGCGTCTGCTGCGAGTTCGGCGCGTCCTGCATCAGCCACGCGGGCGGTGCCGGCGGCGGCGGGCACAGATCCGGCGGCGGGACAGGTGGCGCGGACATGCAGCCGGCCAGTGCCATCGCCAACAGAGCGGCGCAGGCGCTTGTTTTCAGTGAGTGCATCGGTCAATTCCTTGGTGTTTCGCTGGTCGATCGCATCCCGCTCGGCCAGCATCTCGCCGCTGATCCGGGCCGCTTCACGCAGGCCGTTCGCTTCCCATTGCGCGCTGTCGCGCTCGCGCCTGGCGTCGTCGCGCTGATCGGTTACCCGATCAAAAGCCACCCACAGCAGCAAGGCGAGCAGCAGCACGAAAGGCGCCAAACGCAACGGGGAAAGACTCATTTCAGGCACAGTTCCATTTCAGCCAGCCGGCGGTTGTGCAGGCCTTGAACGAAGCGCTTGCGGCCCTGCGCGTCTGTCACATAAGCCCATACCGGCGTCTTGCCGTCCGGTGCCCAGGCCAACGCCCTGCAGCCGTCAGCGATGCGGCCGGCGTTGATCAACGCCACCGCCCGACTGGCGCAAGTGCTGGGCACACCCACGTTGTGGCCATGACTGGTCAGAGCGTCGAAGGTGTTCTGGCCCACCTTCGGGTTGGTGATGCAGTCGGCGAGCTGCAGCTGGGTTTTGCGGATCACCAGCTGCTCCACCTCCGCGCAACGCTCAGGTGACCAGTAATCACCGACCACCACCGGGAACGGGCTGGTATGTCGAGTAATGCCCTTGCAGACGCTGGGCAGTCCGCCGGCCAACTTGTCGGCATAGACGGTGTTCTGGCCGTTGCCCTCCCAAGTGCCCAGGAAGATCACCAACGGAGCGCTGGCCAGCGCAATCACACCGGCCTGAATCCTTCCGCGCAGGCTCATGGAAACCACACCCGCAGCAGTGCCGGCACAACCATCTGCAGCACAGAAGCGACCACCGTAAGAATGGTCAGCAAGCGCCCGACCTTCGCGCCGATGTCGTTTACCGCGACCGTCAAGGTCTGCTGGCCAGCGTTCAGTTCCGACAGTTGCCCGGCCATGTGTTCGAACCCTTGTTCCAACTTGGTCACGCGGGTAGGCACGGTTTCGTGGCGGTCTTCCAACTCGCTCAGCCGGTGTTCAAATACAGCGAATCTCTGCTCCAGCGTTCCGAGGCGTGCGGCGTCAGTCGTCATCAGCGTTTACTCTGCTCAAAGCCCGTCTGGCACGGGACGCATCGCGTTTTACCGCCCAGCGCACGGCGTGCCGGCGGGATCTCTTTGTCGCAGTCCTCGCAATGGGTCAGGCTTGGCCCGACCGGCACAGGCGTCAGTAGCTGGGCCTTGATCGCCTGGTCACGTTGGCGTTGCTCCAGCTCCTGGGCGCGGTCGAACCAGTCCACCATTAACGGATCCCCTCGATCTCGGCCGCAGCCAGGTAGGGAACGCCGTTGATGTGGATAAAGTCCGGACTGGTGACGTCGAACGGCACCTTGTGTTTGGTCTTCTCGCCACCCTTCGGGTCGATCGACAAGAGGCTGGAGATCTTCACCTTGCAGCCGAACGCCTCCACACGCAGTTCGTCTTCACCGGCCTTGGCGAAGAACACCGCATCGAACGGTTTCAACTCGCGATAGCTGCCCGCCGATCGCGCCGCGTCGATCAGCAACTCAAAGTTGGAGCTATCCAGCTCCAGTTCACCGGCAGCGGCCACGTCGCCGTCGACGTAACCGTCAGGCACGCCCCGGGTTTGGGCCACGGCCGAGTTGTCGGTGATGTCCAGGGTGCAGCTTTCGACGTGCAGCGCGATATCGCCCAGGCTCACGTCGAAGTTCTTGCCGCCAATCTTTGCCATGGGGCGTTACTCCGCTTTGTCAGTGGAAAGATCCAGGGCAATGTTCGCCGTGAGGTCTTTCGGGCAGTTGAGGGGTTTGAGCTTGATGTAGGCCGCGACTTTGGTTTTGCTCTGCCACTCCAGCACCAGGTCGCCGTCTTTCGGCGGCTCGATGTCACCGGGGAACACCTCGCCGTTGAACTTGATGGACTTGGCCATGGCTCGCAGTGGCGCCATCAATTGGTTGGTATTCACCGCCATGCTGTTGGGCGTGTTGTTCAAGCGACGATCAGCGACACGGCGGATCAGCAGCGGGCGGATCAGGCGAGCGGCCTTATCGGTGATGCGCAGGTATTCCACGACCTGAAAGTCACTACCGGGGGTGTCCAGCATGTTGCAGTCACCCCAGTACACCCCCGGATAGTCGGGGTAGGTCTGGGTGACAGAAAACCGCGCCCGATCCAGTTCACTGCGTACAGCGGACGGCAGCGGAATCAGCTCGCTATCAATAGGCACGTCGCCAAGGCCCAACACCGGGCCGGTGGCCACGCGCATCGGGCTATCAGCAATGCTCACAGCCGAGTTGGCCAAGCGGCCAGCCAGCACGCCCAAGTCATTACCGTGCAGTTGCGGTACAGGTGAAACGCGCGGCGCTGCCAGACCCGCTACCAACGCTTTTTGCTCGGTGAGGTACTGCGCCCAGGTCTGGTCGACGGCGATGCCGGCACTGCTCGCCAGAAAGAAAACCCGGCGGCCGTAGGTGTTGTTCAGGGCGACGGCTGCGTCATGCATGGCCGACAGTTCGTCGCCCTTCGTCACGGGCTTGGTGACAATTATCCCTTCCACCGACACCCCTTGTTGCTGGGTTTTCTGCAGAGCGGTGGCCCAGTCGCCTTCGGGGCCGATCGGGGCCGCCATGCAGGCCCAGCGCTGGCCACCGTTCAAGCGAGCGGCGGTAATCTGGGTTTTCAGGTCGCTCGCCGGGATGCCCAGAGCGGCGTCCAGATCGCTGTCGGTGTTCAGCGGGATGACCTGGCCGACGTTTTTGGCGGCGGGGCCGATGAAAAGAAAGTAACGCTCAACCTCTGTCACGGCACCCTGGCCTAGATTGAGGTTGTCGACGGTGACTTGACCGAGTGCCATGTAGTGCCTCGTTAACGGGGTGAAGTTAGGATTTGTTGAAAGACCTGGTTAACCAGCTCGCGGGTTTCATTGCCGGTTGCCACGCCGAGGAACTGACGTTTTGGCAGGGTGATGTCCCAGCTTTGCGCGCCAGATGTCTCGGTTTTCTCATCGTTCAGAATGCGGATCAGCAGACCGGCCTTGGCGTAGTTCACATGCTGTTGAATCCATGTAACCGAAGGCCGGGCCGGCGTCTTTTTGCCCTTCTGGCGGACACGAAAACCCAATCGGCGCAGGCGTTTCGCTTGTTTTTCAGTGCATGCGATGCCAGGCGGTACGGTGTTCCAGCGACGCATCTGTGCAGCCGTGCGCCGCTCGGTAGCACCGTTGTGTTGTTGCGTGGCGACCCAGCGAGTCAGCGCGTTTTTCCAACCCAGTTCGGCTTCGTCGGCGCTGACTCGCGTGACTTGCAGCAGCTTGGCCAGCCCGGCTTCCATCTTTTTCTTGCCCTTGGCAGATCCTTTGCGTTCAGCGAACGGCGAGCCGTCGACGTTTTGCTGGGCGCGCTGACGCTTGCGGCTCATCGAGCGCACGCGCTTGGTCACGTTGTTGAGCAGACGTCGGCGCAACACCGGCGGCAGCTCCAGCAGCGCAAGTTGAGCGTCTACGTTCAGTAGGCCCCTGACATCGAGGTCGCACGGATTAGCGGTCACCGGTGGCCACCTCGCCGTTCTCGGCAACCCACAGGTCAAACGGGACGAAAGCCCAGGTCTTACCGAAGGCGCCGATCTCGCCGGCAGGGTCTTCGGCCAGATACTGCGGCTCGACAAACTCCAGCGTGATTTCCACGTCGAAGAGGTCGTTATCCAACGGTTCTACAAGGAACTCCGGCGCCGGCAGTTCGTGGTGGTCGCGGTTGGAGTCGTGGTTTTCCAGCCAGCTCCCAACCAGAGCCATCAACCGTGCCGGATGGTCGGCGAAACGCTCCAGGACAATCGCGGCGCGATAGTGCATATCGGCGAAGTGCATGCCGTCGACGTCGGGTTTCCAGATCAGCGAAAGCTTTACCTGCTCCGTCCAGCTGTCGAGTTGTTCAGGCTGGACCAGGCGGCGCTCCAACAGATACGCTGTCAGTCCTTGCAACTTGATCACAGCAGCACCGCCGTTACGCGGCTACGGCCTTGCAGCGACCGAACGGCCTGCTGGCTGAATTCGAGGTACGTTTCTTTTCGCTCGGGGGCTTCCTTGCCAAGATTCTCGGCACTTTCACGACGAATTACTGAAGCAAACTCCGGCAACAAACTGGCTTTGGCGCGACAATACACAGCGCGCTTGTACGTCTCTGCTTGAAAGGTGCGCTCCGGAAGGACGGTGGTGTCTGCAGACTCAACGCGTGACACTCCAGCGTCTTTCCATCGCGCTTTTAACTTCGCCAAGTCACGATTTACGTCTGTCATGGCGGTGGTCAGGTTGATGACCAGCATTTCGATCAGGTGCTCTGCCGGCAACCGATAACCTTTCTGGAACTCGGACACGGAGAGGTCCGGCCAGAAGCCGTCGTTCTCGATCGCTTGTTCCACAAAGGTGGTGGGTTTCCCGGAAAAGCTCATTGCTGGCCGCTCGAATAGGGCGGGGAGCCTGTTTTCAGTGGGACGGTCCATAAATGGGCGGCTCACTTCCACAGGTCCCCGCTTGGGGGGGTAGTCGGTTATTCGGAAGCCGGGTTAGCGGCCGCTTGTTTTTCCAAGGCCTTGCGGACCTTTTTGATGCGGGTGTCGTTGCCGGCTTTCGGGTACAGCTCGGTGGAGCGTTCCAAATGCTTGAGCGCGGTTTCCCACTGCTCAGCCTCCATAGCGCGCATGCCGATCAACTTGTGGTATTTGCTAGGGATCTGCTCAGGCAGGTCCCATTCACCGTCAACGCGGGGCAACAGGTCGGACAGGTAAGGCTCAGGACTGCGGCCGGCGTTGTATTCGTCGTACGCCCAATCGGCGATTGCATCCGCAACAAAGGTCTGGATGTCTCGGCGATTGAATCGCTCCGGCATCTTTTGGCCCTGCTCCATCAGAAAGTCGGCAAGCTCCAGTGCGTCTTCGAACTGGGCGGTATCGAACAGCCACACCATCACCTGCACCGCAACGCGATTGGTGAAGTTCAGCCCCGACTCGCAGTAGCGCTGTACGTATTCCTGGTACTTGGGCAGCAGCTCGTCGCGCTTGAGCAATTGGCGTCCTGCCAAAGCCCCCTTCATCGCGCTCAGGCGCGCCAGATCCTGATCCAACGACGCTTCCTGCAGCATCAGGTTCTTGCGAGCGTTAGCCGGACTGCTCAGCGCGTCGGCCGGGGTGTACGGCATTGCCGCGCTCGACTGCGCTGCCGCGACAGCGGTCACGCCCATGGCCAAGGTGCGGCGCTTGTGCGCCAGGGCCAGGCTCACGCCAGCAGCTCCACGTTCTCGGTCAGCGCGATCTTTTCCAACTGCTCGATCACGTAACCTTCGTTGCGGCTGTTGTAGTCCTCGACGCGGGAGCGCTTCGGGTTGTCGACGGCCTGCTTGCGCCAGCTGGAGTCCTGGAAGTAGATCGACAGGTTGTCCCAGCTGGTGACCAACACGGCATTGACCGGGAAGTTCGGCACGCTGAACGAAGGCAGACCGCCGTAAGTCGCGATGACCTGCAGGTTTTCGATGCGCTCTTTTTCGCTCGGGGTGTCGCCCTGTTTGGTGTACAGCTTGGCCTTGTCAGCCGCCAACAGATCGGAACCGATGATCGCCACCAGGTCGCCGTCTTCGCGCAGGATCTCGTCGACCATTTGCTTGGTGTCATGCACCAGGGCATCGAGGTTGGCGTAGTCGCCGCCGGCGCCGAGTGTCACCTTGCCTGCAGCAGCGCCTTCCTTGAGCACCTGCTGCGGGGCCTGCTCACGCAGTTGTTGCAGCCAGCCCTTGTTCACGTCCTGCAGCTTTGGATTCGCAGTCAGATCGGTTTGAGTTGCCGCGTGCGTGCCGTGGAAGCCGATCACGATGCGGTCCTGGGCGATACGCTTCTGCACCGCGCCTGAATAGCGATCCTGGAAGTCCGGAAACTTCGCCCAGGCGTCGATCTTCGCGTATGGCAAACCTACGTCGGACTGCGTGTCGCTCAGTTCGTAGGTGGTGTTTTCCAGCGCCGAAGCATCCTTGGCCTCGCGATCGGTGGTCTTGGTGTTGGTGCGGCCGGTCACTGGACCGTTGACACCAATGAACACTTTTTCGCCTTTGATCTCGCTGACCGGAACGACGTTGATGCGCTCCAGGAAATCGGCCTTGGCGGTGATCGAATCGTTCAGCTCTTGCGCGATCGACGGTTCAACGCTGAAAGACTTGCTGGCGCGCTCAACACCGTAGGTTTCGGCGATCGCTTCCTGCAGCGCGGCATATTGCTTGGCGCCCTTGGCGCTCAATGGCTGACCCATGTCAGAGCACCCGCTTTTTGGCAGTGGTCACTGGACCGGGGTTGCGTGGCAGCTGGCGGCCGGTCGGGGTGTTCTGCAGCGCAGAGAATTGCTTCTGCAATGCAGCCATGCTGGCGAGCAGGGCTTTGTTCGTGGCGCCGCCCTTGCGGCCGAACTCACGCTCCTCTTCGGCAGTGGTCACGATGCCGTCGACCGCCGCTTGCACGTCATCGATCGGTGCGGCTTCAGGCTCAGGAGCCTCTTCCGCGACGGGCTCAATCACAGCCTGAATGCCAGCAGCGACAATCAGCAATTGAGCCAGCAGGGCTTTAAGGGCCGTTGCTGTAGCTTCATCCATTGGGGGTTTGCTCTCGGTTGGGGTGGTGGGTTCGGCGGGCGGGGCGTCCGCTGCAAAGCGCTTGAACAGGCCGGTGAGTAAGCCAATCAGCTTGCCCACTTCGCCCTGGGGTTCCTCTTCAAAGGAACCCAACTCCACGGACGCAGCGTAGAAAGCGTCCTTGTGGGTTTTCTTCGAAAAATAGAGTTCCTGCGTGCCCAGGCTGGCGGGTTCATCAGTCACGCCCAGGCCGGTCAAGTACGCTTTGCCACTGCCGGCGAAGTTCGGGGTGATCTCGATGCTGGTGAACAGCTTCTGGCCCTGGTCATTCAGGTACAGCAGTCGATCGTTGGGCTTGAGCTGGGCTTCCAGGGCAATTTGCCCCTCTTCCAGATCGTCGCCCTCTTCCACCAGACGCACGGCGTAAACAGTGCCGTGAGAACCACTCCAGCGCTCGTGGTCACACCAAATCACAGCCGTGTACTTGGACGGCTTGTAGGTTTCGGCGATATCGCGCAGTTCCTGGGGAAGGATCTCGCGACCATCGGCGGTGGTGCCGCTGGTGGCGACACGTTTCCAGAACGAAACAAGGGAACGGGGCATGGGCGATAACTGCGCTCAATCGGTGATTTGAGCCGCCAAGATATGGAGCGAATCGCTCTCTAACAAACGGTTCAATTGCGCGTTTCTCCTAGATTCAAAAACTAGGAGGATCACGGAATTTAACACCGCGTTTTCACCGTTTTCGCCGCATAGACTGCGGCCCATGTACTACTCGACCGAAGTTAAAGAAGCCGCCAAACGCCTGTTTCTGCGCCGCTGTAAGGCCAAGGAAATTCAGGCGCAACTCAACCTGCCCAACATCCGGATCGTCTATTACTGGATCCGCCAGGGTGGTTGGGAGGACATGCTGTCGGACGAGGAACCGCTGACCGCTGTTGGCCGGCGTATCACCTTGTTGCTGGACAAGGTCGGCAGCCTTTCCAAGGACGATCTAAACGAGCTCGACCGGCTGACCGCCGTGCGCGAGCGACTGCTAAAGCAAGCGGCAAAACCGGCGCCGGCGGCGGTATCGATCGGAGACGATCCGGGCGATGCCTCGGAACCTCGCCAGCGACCACGTAGTGATCGCTCCGGTCGTGGCGAAGGCGGCGGCAAGAAGAAAGAGAAGAAGGCCAAGAACGACATCAACGGGCTGACTGAAGTCGACTTCCTGGACAAGTTCATCAGCAAAATGTACCGCTACCAGCAGGAGCTGTTCGCGGCCAAACAGAACCCGCTGACTTGCCGGATCCGCAACATCCTCAAAAGTCGTCAGGTCGGCCTGACCTATTACTTCGCCGGCGAAGCGTTCATGGACGCGGTGTTGAGTGGCGACAACCAGGTCTTTCTGTCGGCCAGCCGATCGCAGTCCGAGATCTTCCGCAGTTACATCATCCAGTTCGCCAAGCAGTGGTTCGACATCGAGCTGACCGGCAACCCGATCGTGCTGAGCAACGGCGCCGAACTGCGCTTTCTCAGCACCAACAGCAGCACTGCCCAGGGCTACCACGGCCACGTCTACGTCGACGAGTATTTCTGGATCCGCGACTTCGAAAAACTCAGCACCGTGGCCAGCGCCATGGGCACCCACAAGAAGTGGCGCAAAACCTACTTTTCGACGCCCAGCGCTGTGTCGCACCAGGCCTACCCGTTCTGGACCGGCGAAGAATTTCGCAACAGCAAGCGCGGAAAAAAGGCCGGCGGCACCTGGCCGATCGAGGCCGCGTACGCCCAAGGCGCGCTGTGTCCGGACGGCCAATGGCGCAAGACCATCACCATTCAGGATGCGATCGACGGCGGCTGCGATCTGTTCGACCTCGAGCAGTTGCAGCTGGAGTACGACGAGGACAAGTTTCAGCAGCTCTTCTACTGCAAGTTCATCGACAGCACACAGAGCGCGTTCGGCCTCAAGGATCTGGAGCGGTGCTACTCCGACCTGTCGTTGTGGGAGGACTACAAGCCCGACGAGGAACGACCGTTCGGCAACAGCCCGGTCTGGCTGGGGTACGACCCAAGTCGGACTCGCGACGATGCGACATGCGTTGTCATCGCCCCGCCGCTCGAGCCTGGCGCGAAGTTCCGGATCTTGGAAAAGCACAGCTGGCGTGGTCACTCGTTCACCTACCAGGCCGCACAGGTCAAGAAGCTGACCGAGCGTTTCAACGTCCAGCACATCGGCATCGATGTCACCGGCGTGGGTTATGGCGTGTTCGACCTGGTGCGCGACTTCTACGCCAAAGCGACGCCGATTCACTACAGCCTTGAGACGAAAAACGCCCTGGTGCTCAAGGCTCAGGACACGATTCAAGGCAGTCGCATCGAGTGGGATGCCGGCTGGACCGACATCGCTCAAGCCTTCCTGACCATCAAACGCGGCGCCACCAACAGCGGCCAGATCACCTACAGCGCCTCGCGTACCGACGCGACCGGCCACGCCGATATCGCGTGGGCGGTCATGCACGCCCTGGCAAACGAACCTTTGAACACTAACAAGCGGCGTCGTAGCCGCTACGTCACGAGTGGAAACAATGCCCAAGCATCGACGCAGAAATCGTCCGGTCAACCAGCAGGCGCAACAGCAACAGCCCATGCGGGCGTTTACGTTCGGCGAACCCGAGCAGGTGCTGTCGGGCAACATCGGCGAGTACCTGGGCGTATTTCTCAGCGACGACGGCGAGATCTACAAGCCGCCAGTGTCGCGGCCGGGCCTGGCCAAACTGTTACGCGCCAACGCGCACCACGGCGCAATCCCGAAGTTCAAGCGCAACCTGCTGCTGCGTGAGCTGATTCCCTCGGCAGGCTGCAGCGCTCGAACGATGGGCTGCGCGGGGCTGGATTACATGGTGTTTGGCGAAGCGTTCTTCTACCGCGACACCAACGCTTTCGGCCAAGTCTTGGAGCTGCAGCACCTGGCAGCGATCAACATGCGGATCAAGGTCGACGGTGGCTTCCGGATGCTGCTGCCCGACAACAAGTTCATGGACTTCGATCAGGACGAGATCGAGCACGTGCTCGACTATGACGTGGAACAGAACATCTACGGGGTGCCGGACTACCTGGGCGGCATGCAGGCACTGCTGCTCAACGAAGCCGCCACGTTGTTCCGCCGGCGCTACTACAGCAACGGTGCCCACGCCGGTTACATCTTCTACACCAACGACCCCGACCTGACCGAGGAGGACGAGGACAACCTGCGTGCGCAGATCAGCTCCAGCAAGGGTGTGGGCAACTTCCGATCAATGTTCGTCAACATCCCGAACGGCAAAGAGAACGCCATCCAGATCATCCCCGTGGGCGACTTCCAAGCGAAGGACGAGCTGGAGAAGGTGAAGAACATCACCCGCAACGACGTGATCGCCGCTTGGCGAATGAACCCAGCGCTCGCTGGCATCATTCCGGAGAACAGCGGTGGTTTTGGCGACATCGAAAAGATTGACCGGGTCTATACCAGCAATGAGATCCGGCCGATTTGTCAGCTGTTCGACCAGGTGAATGCCACGCTACGCCCGGACAGGCGGATTAGCTGGAAAACCCCAAAAGAAGACGAAAAAACCACTGACTAAATACACAGTATTAGGTGATTATCACCATAGGTGACGGCATAATGATGGCTCTGAAACCCTGGGGAGGGAACCATGCGAATTTACTGCACTGCCTGCGATTACAAAGGACGTATCAGTTCACGGGAGGAAATTACTCGTGGCTATGTGAAGCTCTACTGCCAGTGCCTGGACGCGAAGTGCGGGCACACTTGGGTATCCGAACTTACATTCAAGCATTCCTTGAGACTTCCAGCACAACACCTCGACACACTCCTTCTTGAGAGAATCAGAAGTTTGCCGGCGGATCAGCAGCAAGAACTGTTCCTGCAGGTCGGCTCCTCGCAACGAGGCTAACCCAAGTACCCTGTTCGCAACTTCCCCAACGCGACCCGGCCTCCCCGTTCTCGTGGCCTCACTGCACATCTCTCAACACCCACACCGGAATGCCTGCAGCGCAGGCATATAAGCCGCCTACGCGATCTCACGTGATACCGACAACTCTGGCGCGGCGGAACCCGCGCAGCGGCCGGTGGCCTGACAAATTCGTCCCAAAAATCTCAGTCGCGCCGCCAGATCGTGCCCGCGACCGCCGCTCGCAAATTTAGATTGCACCTCGGCGCGCCCGATTACTGCTTTTGACGCCTGCTGGATCCACGGCACTAGGTGCCGGGTATCCAGCACCGGGTGCAGGGCACTGCCCTGCCGCTGGGCGGGCGCGTAGCCCGCGATCCTCATAAAAAGCTGAGCGCAGCGAACTGAGCCCTTGGGCGAAGGCATCATCTTGTACCCAACACACCGACCCTGTGGACACCTCGAAAGCATCTTTTTATACCCAACGGGGGTGCTGAAGGGGGTATAAAATTCCATTTAATTCAAAGGCTTTCTGGTTGCCCCGTTTGCGCGCCGGCGGCGCGGCTAAATCACGCTGTAAAGGAGACGTACACATGGCCGATTGCCGCCATGGCGATGCACGGCGGAAGGTTGAGTGCTGAGATAGGGTGTTTTCTCGACAGCCAGACGTAGCCTGACCTCGCAGGGGATGCGATCGGTTCGGGGGTTAGGTGTCTTTCTTGACCTGGATGCTGCGCATCAGGCGCGCCAGGGATTCGTCCACGCCACCAGGCCTACTGTCGGGCGCCTGGAAAGCCCTAACACGACCGGGTGAATTGACCTGCTCTGGCATCTCCCCCTGGCTGTGAGCCACCTTGCGCGCCTCACTACGTTCCCAGTTGGTACGAGACTTCTCGCGTCGTAAGGCTTCCAGGGACGCCTTCTCCTGACGCGCTAGGCGAAGCCCGCTGATATCACGCAGCTCCTTTTCACGCTTCTTCAGTGCGGCCTTTTTCGCCCGATGCCAGAGGTACCGTACACCGAGGTCAGCAAAGAACTTTTCAGTGAATCGCACCAGGACACGAGTTCGCACCAGATTAAGTCCAGCTTCGTCCTTTTCATCCAATCGAATTTTCTCGACGCGCCGGTAAACATAGTCGGCCAGTTCCATGCTGTGCAGCAGGCGATTGAAGGACGCAGCAGAGACGCCGCTATCCTCTGCGACACCGCACTGGGTGTTGAGGAAAAACTGCCCCCGCTCGACGTCGAGCCATCCCATAACGCCCGTCGCCAGATCCAGGCGTAGCAGCATCTGCTCGGCAACCTTGGCCAGCGCATCGAATTTCTCAGACCGTGTACGGCGGCCACCATGAATGGTGTCCAGATCGCGTAGGTACATACCGCGCAGGTCGCCGATTTGGCTCAGGCGCTTGAACGCCATCCGCAAAAGGGGGTTTTTGAGCTGCTGGCCAGTCAACCGGCGGGGAGCGGAATACCGGGGTGCGCGAGCAGGCGCTCGCAGAGCCGCGTGGGGATCTTTCTTGTCGCGATGCACAGCAGTAGGTCGGCCCTTTGTGGGGCCGGCCTTGCGGTCGCTCGTTCGCGATTTGATGTCCTTATCCGGCGGTGTCACAGGCGAATATTCACCTGTTGCAGGAGAGGTTTCTGGTGCTGCTCGAGCAGCACGTCTTCGGCACGCGAGCGAAGCTCACAGCACCGCGCTTCGACTGACCGGAGCCTATCGACAAAGCTAGGTAGCTTGTCGATGTCTTGGAGGTCGATATGACCGTCTGCAAGGATCTCGCTGCCCAAGGCAACTGTATCGCCCAGCCTGGCCACGAGCAGGCCGAACGCACAAAGCGGATTACCGTCACCTTCCTGCTCGCGTGCGCCAGTCAGACCGTGACGACTGGCAAGCTCATTGATGCAATCGTCTTTGAATTCGCCGTCAAGAGCGTCTACCCAGGCTTCTTCAAGCCAGCACGGCAAATCTACCTCACCGTTGAGCCAGCGGCCTACACGGCGCAGCCAGGCGCCTGATGCTCTCAGGAACGGCGCGCTGTCGTTGCTCTGGGCAAGTATTTCAAAGTCGGGTACGTCTTTACTGACGGCCTTGGCGGGGATGTGGCGATGAAGATTACAGCTCAGCGCCTGGGCGAAATCGTCTTGGCTCAAACCGGTGCGGGCAATCATCTCAGCGGCATGAGCAACAAGTACTTGATCACGGGAAACGGGCTGCTGTCCGTGTGTGGACGTGGTCACGGCTGTTTACCGAATTTAGGCTGTCCCAACGCTTTCTCGTGGCCGGACTTCAAGCCATCGGGTGACGCCGAGTGTTCCTGACAAGGAAACGGGCGGGTCTCCTGGGCTGCACATGCACCATCGTCACTGATCGTTACGGTGATGTTTCGATGAGTTCTTAGTGCTTTCGCGATCGACGCCGGTTTCACACCGAGCGCACGCGCTACAGGCGCCTGACCCATCCGTTGCACTAAATCACTAAGGGACATCTCTTCCATGTCATACACCTAAGATTGATGAATGACCAAAAGATTAACCGCTAACATATTTTTAATCAATGCCTACGGCTAATCTTTTGAGTTAGCCAGCGGCTTATACTTCGACAATGACTAAGAAAAAGCCCATCGCCCCTGCCCTATTCGCGGAATGCCAAGCAGCCCACGAGCTCTATCTTTCTAAGAAGAACGCTCTCAAGCTGAATCAACGGAAGATTGCTGATGCCGCAGGCATAACACCGGTTTCGGTGAACCATTATTTGAAGGGTATAAATGCGCTCAATGCCCGCTTTGCTTCGGTGCTGGCGAAGCTGCTAAATGAGCCGGTCGAGAGCTTCAGTCCACGCCTTGCTGCCGAAATCGAGGGGATGGCGGCTACAAGTGGTCATTCCAATATTTCGCCAATGCTGCAACCTCACCGAGAGGCCCGGGAATATCCATTAATCTCATGGGTTGCCGCCGGCGAGCAGATCGAATCTTCCGTCTGCTATCCGACCGGAATTGCAGACGATTGGCTATCGTCTACGGAGAATGCAGGGCCACGTGGGTATTGGCTCAAGGTCAAGGGAAAGTCGATGACATCGGACACACCGCCTAGCTTCCCAGAAGGCACTCCGATATTGATTCGCCCGGAAGGCTTTGACCTCATCAGCGGCAAGTTTTACATCGCCCGCCACACCGTGAGCGGCGAAACCACCTTCAAGCAATACAATCTAGATGCTGGGGTAGGCTACTTGGTGCCACTCAATCCAGAGTACAAGGCGGTAGCTCTGGACGGTACTTGGGAAATTATCGGCCGTGCGATCGATGCGAAAATCACCGGTATGTAACGTCGTTGATAACCCACCGGCGTGCCTTAAAGCATTCCGATCAGCTTCGCAGCTCATCCTCTAGCCTTGCGTGGACATAACTTGCCTGCATCGCCTTGAGCTGATCCAGGCGGGGCACTGTGCACCACGATATGACCTTGGCCAATTTTGAAGTTCTTCATTACAGCGACGCACACGTTCCACGCCTCGCGTGCAACAGCATCGCCGGCTTCGACCACATTGCCCTGGTCATCGATAATCGCTAGACGTGCAGGACGCCCGTCGGCTGTGCTGAATTGATAACCGCTGCTGACATTGGCACTGATACGGCCAAGCTCCAGCGTGCCTGTCTTGGGGATCCCGATCATGGTCTTACCCCTACTTCGATACCTACAGAGCACTTGTTCACGATCAAAGCGATCGTACTGGCGTGGAGATCACGGCGACTTTGGGCTGTGTGTATCGCGCTCCAGTTTTCTTTTGCAATTGCGGCATCGAGTTCCGCGTTTGCACTCCGATACCCCTCAATACTTTGACTGAACAGTCGTTTCGCATTTGGCTCCAGGATGGAAATCGTCAACTGCCCATCGGCGTCTGGAGTGATTCTCGGATCGTTGCAAAGAGCAAGCTCCTCAAGAAGGCGCGCAATTCGTTCGGCAACGTGATCAGTTTTCGGGATGGTCAAACTGTTTACAGTGCTACCCAGTCTGACCTGAACAGATACATCTTCTAAGCCCTGCTCAATGGCAACAATGGCCGTCGCGCAGCAGCGTCCGTCTTCTGCAAAAAAATGGTGCGAAAAGGTGCCGTTCTGAGTGACCTGATCTGATAACTGAGAGCGCGCATCCGGCGAAAGGCAAAGGGCGTACATCGTGTAAACCTCCAAAGCGATCAGGGCACCGCAGCGCAATACCCTGAACTGATGGAGATAAATTAGCCTCAGGCTAATTTTATGTCAAACACCTGCGGCATATTTTTTGGTTTTTTATTAGCCGCTAGATAATCAGAAGGGATGATGATTGGTCCAGCTCAATTGCGCAATCCCGTCGCCTAGGGGCTTCAAGCGCACGCTTTCCTCGTTATTCAATTGCTCCAGAAGTCGATCCCAGTCATCGGAGCGCTCGCCAGATAATCGTCGTATTAACGTTCGCCGCAGGACTTGGGCGGAGGCACCGTTGACCTGTCGGTAAATACGGCATGCAAGTTGGTCGAATGGGGTGGACGGCTGCATTGGAAAAACGCGGTTTTGACGAAGCACAAAAGCATCCTGCTACTACTGTATATCTAGACAGTATATAGGAAATGTAGCTTTGCTAATATTTGGCCTAATCCCAGTCCTCACTCGCCACCCAATCGCCTGTTTTCCGATGGATCCGAAGCAGACGGTGCTGTCCCGTACGCGAGAGAAGCTGCACATCAATGAACTGACCTTCGCGGTCGGTTGCGTCCACACCCCGCATGAAAATGACAATTCGACTGAATGTGTCCATGACCAACTGCCTGACACTTTCTCTTGCCCCGTAATCTCCCGCTTCCACTTGGACAGACAGATCCGCCCATCGCTCTGCCTGGGCTGGTTGAGCAGCCCCTGCGGATATTGAGCTCACCTCATACTCCAGTGTTGAAACGCTTTGTTCAGCATCTTTAAGTTGTGATTCCAACTCCCTTGCCTTACGGACAAACGCCAGAGGGGCGGCGCCACTCTCATCTGCTAAAAGCGCATCAGTTACCTTGCCTAACTGACCTGTGATCTTCGCAACAGCCGCCCTTGCATCCACAAGCTGACGATGAACAGCCTGGCCATCATCGCTTGGTTGCATAAGTCGCTGGAGGTTGAGCTGATCCGTGCAGAACTTGAGTAACGCTTGCTCGATTGGGACAACGCTGCAGCTTCCACCGGCGGAGCACCCGCCGTTTTTACTGTAGGAAGTGCAGTGCAACCTGCGATTGCCGTCTGCAATACTTCCATCCACACGCCTACGCTTCATTATGTTTTGCGCAACTAGCGCTGTACCGCAGTAGCCGCAGTAGGCCAATCCGACCCCGGTGATGATGCCTGGTATCTCCCCCGCTCCTCGGCGACGCAACCGTTGGCCAGCAAGGTGCTGCAGATCATTCCATTCTGCATCGGACAGGACCCGCGGGTAATACTCTTCCAGCTCGTAATCCTCGCCCTCCAGACTCAACCGTTTGACACCCCGCAGCGCAGGCAACTTGATCGTCCGGTAAATCTGTAATCCGGAGATTCCTCCCTCAGTCAGTTGAAATCCCTCTTCATGCATGATGTTTGCAGCACGGCCGGCACCGAGTCCCAAGCGATAAAGCTCAAGCGCCCGCTTTACTGCTGCGACACGCTCTGGGATCAACTCCCATCCCTCATTGGTCAATCGCACCCACTGTGGGTCTTTACCGTTGCGGATCACCCCACGAAACGAACCGGATATCCAACCTTCACATTGACGACGGATTGCGGCTTTGACTCGCTTGCTCTTCGTGTCGGACTCTTCATGTGCCCTTATCATCACCAGGAGCGAATAAACCAAGTCCATAGGCTGAGCTTTCAAACCAGCCCTGTTGTACTCGCGGCCGTCGCTGGCGGTAACGACAGTGATACCCGCATTGATAATCTGCGCCAGCTGAGCTTGGGCTTGAATAGGCTCGGCCCGACTTAGACGATCCAGCCCCTCAACGATCAGAACAGAACCATCGTTGATTCGACCGTCCTCCACCGCCCGCAA